AAATATTGTGTACCACTCCTACCAGATGACAAATTAAGTCCGACTGGTAAATAACCTGTTGAGTAATTTGTAACATCATGTCTTAAAGTTCCACCTCTAACGATTGCCTCATAAACTGCTGGAGTTGCACTTGAGTTAAATGTAGTTGATATTGGTGAAGGTGTATCTCCTGTTGCTCCTGCATTCACACGAATTGCATTACCCGATCCTGTTCCAAGTGATGAGATTAATACATTATCCTCGTCTACTTGTCCTGTAGTTGCTGATGTTCCCATGATGTTTACATTTGTACTGAAACTAACACGATTATTATTATCATTTCCATATGGTGTCTGAACGTCAAATGTGGCAAAATGATTTGATGTAATTGTGTTATGAATATTATTTGGAGTATGAGATATAAGAGTAGTCGCACCTGTACCAACAGCGTAGTTCCTTGCTGGAGGATGAGTTCCTGCTGAACCACCTAACAACATATTATTATAATATTTGTGACCTGCATTTGAAAATCCTGTTGTAGAACCATCAGAATTGATTAATTTATAGTTGCTATACTTATACATATCACCTGATGCATTTGTTACTGTGGCAACATAAGTAAATGCATTTGCAGCATTATTTGTATAATGAGCGATACCAGAAGAATATGCAACGTTATGTGATGAACTAGGAGGTGTTGTTACACCACTAAATGAGATTGTAGGTGCACCAACTGTGCTTGGATCTTCGTACCAATACACTGTATTTGAGTTTGCTGAACCGTGTGTAAATTGTGCCTTATTATATCCATCAGGTGATGTAGCATTTAAAAATCTAACATCATAAACTTGATAAAACTCAGCATCAATACCACTATTTCTTGTAGAATTTGATGCGTCTTTATTATCTGCAACCTGTATTCCTCCATTCGTTCCATTATTTGTGTTTGTATCAAAAGTGATACTACCCACACTTGAACCATTTATATTTCCAACGACTGTTCCATTATCACCTGGTCCAACATCATTTATGTAAGATGATGTGATTGTACTGTCAGTGTTACGAGTATAACCTTGTCCTGCTGTTGGTGCTGCATCTCCAGTATTATTAGTTGGTGTAAATCCTTGACACAAATATCTTGTTCCATTTGTACCTGTGAGAGATAAACTTAATCCATTAAATGTATCAGGTGCAGGAGGAACTAACTTACCTAATATAAAATTAAGTTCATTGATTGAATCTTTTGTATGATCTGTATTGCTTATCGTAAACGCTCCTGACTTAAATCCACCTGCAGGAGTTCCAATAACTTGATTACCGTGATATGTTGTGGCAGTAACGATTCCATTATAGTTAATCGACCCACCCCCAAAGTTTTCTACCCAAGGAGTAAGTAATGCAACAGTTGTTCCTATACCGACACCTTGAGTGTCTCTCTCTGCGAACAAATGTCCATCATAAAAATTGATTGCTAGTTCTCCGATCTGCATATCGTCTAAACCAGGACGCTTGCCTGTGACTGCAGACCTCTTTAACTTAAAAGGAGTTGCCATTTATATACGGTATGTACCGATGTGATGCAGTATGTACTGCTGAGTTTATTTATTCAACTAGCGTTATTCCTTCTCGGACGATATTTGAATAAGTCTTTTGGTGGATCTGGTTCCATCCATTCTCTAATCTTTTGGTATTTCTCATATGAGAAAAACTCTTGATTTAAGTACCACTCTTCCCAAGGTTGATGTCCTTTACTGTGATTACAGCTCGAACAACAACAGACTACATTTTTTGTAAAGTCTGTTCCACCCTTTGATCTGGGAACAACGTGATCCATTGTCAAATTATTACCATCACCACAATAAGCACATCTAAAGTGCCATTTCTCTTTTACGTCTTTCCTCCATAATCTTTTTGCTTCTGCTGAACTTGTTGTCTGTAAGTTGAAAACATACGCTTTAGAAGAATGGAGAATGCTCATAAACTATTGTGAGTTATTTTTATTTAGGAAATAAAAAAAAGTCTTATAGGGCAAAAAAATACCCCGAAATTTTTTTCGAGGTAAATGTAATGAAATACTGATTTTGGTTTAAAGTGCATTACCACGAGGTAATACCTCTTCTGGGAACACAAAGTTCTCGTGAGGTTGGTCAACAGATGACATCCAAGCTCTCATACCTTCATTCAAAAGAATGTTCTTAGTGTAGAAGGTTTCAAACTCTGGGTCTTCTGCAGCTCTTATTTCTTGAGATACAAAATCGTATGCTCTTAAGTTAAGTGCAAGACCTACGATACCGATTGATGATGTCCACATACCCATCACAGGCACGAACAACATGAGGAAGTGTAAGAATCTTTTGTTTGAAAAAGCAACACCAAATATCTGTGACCAGAATCTGTTTGCTGTAATCATACTGTAAGTTTCTTCTTCCTGTGTAGGATCGAATGCACGGAAGGTTGTAGATTGAATCTTACCTTCTGTGTATTGTGATGTGTCTTCATACAAGGTGTTCTGAACAGTTGCTCCATGTATTGCACAGAGTAATGCTCCTCCTAATATACCTGCTACACCCATCATATGAAATGGATTGAGAGTTATATTATGAAAACCTTGAATAAAGAGAATATAACGGAAGATTGCTGCGACACCAAATGAAGGTGCGAAGAACCAACTGTGTTGACCTAATGGATAGATCAGAAAGATGCTTGTGAAGACTGCGATAACAGCAGAGAATGCGAGTGCGTTGTAAGGACGAATCCCAACAAGTCCTGCAATCTCAAACTGACGAAGCATGAATCCTATGAGACCGAATACACCATGTAGTGCAACGAAGTTCCAAAGTCCACCGAGTTGTAACCAACGAACGAATGAACCCTGTGCTTCAGGCCCCCATAAGAACATAAGACTATGACCCATAGCATCTCCGGGTGTGGAAACTGCTGCGGTCAAAAAGTTACATCCCTCAAGATATGAAGATGCAACTCCATGTGTATACCATGATGTCACGAATGTAGTTCCTAAGAACCAACCACCAATTGATAAGTATGCACATGGTAAAAGAAGAAGTCCAGACCATCCGATGAATACGAATCGGTCTCTCTTTAACCAGTCATCAAGAACATCAAACCAACCCCTTGTAGGTGCTTGTAAGGTAGATGCTACCATTAATTTCTCCTATGAAAAAAGCACCCGAAGGTGCTTTGTTAACTTTTTGGTTAGTAATTAACCGATTGTAGGTGCTGTTAAAGCAACCTGTGTAGACTCTGCAGATGCTAAGTCTAGTGGGAAGTTGTGTGCATTTCTCTCATGCATAACTTCCATTCCTAAGTTTGCTCTGTTAAGAACATCTCCCCATGTTGGAACAATCTTACCATTAGCGTCTACTACAGACTGGTTGAAGTTGAAACCGTTTAGGTTGAATGCCATTGTGCATATACCCATGGATGTTAACCATACGCATACAACAGGGAAAACTGCTAGGAAGAAGTGAAGACTTCTTGAGTTGTTGAATGAAGCATACTGGAAGATAAGACGACCAAAGTAACCATGTGCTGCTACTATGTTGTATGTTTCTTCTTCTTGTCCGAACTTATAACCGTAGTTCTGAGACTCCTGCTCTGTAGTTTCTCTGATTAGAGATGATGTAACTAAAGAACCGTGCATTGCACTGAAGAGACTACCACCGAACATTCCTGCTACTCCTGCCATGTGGAAAGGATGCATTAGAATGTTGTGTTCTGCTTGGAACACGAACATAAAGTTGAACGTACCTGAGATACCTAATGGCATTCCGTCAGAGAAAGATCCCTGTCCGAAAGGATACACTAGGAATACAGCAAATGCTGCTGACACTGGTGCTGAATAAGCAACACAGATCCATGGTCTCATACCTAAACGGTATGATAATTCCCACTGTCTTCCCATGTATGCTGAGATACCAATAAGGAAGTGGAAGATTACCAACTGATAAGGACCACCATTGTACAACCATTCATCAACAGTTGCTGCTTCCCAGATTGGGTAGAAGTGTAGTCCGATAGCGTTTGATGATGGAACAACTGCACCAGAGATGATGTTGTTACCATATAAGAAAGAACCCGCTACTGGTTCTCTGATTCCGTCGATGTCGACAGGAGGTGCTGCAATGAATGCAACGATGAAGCATGCTGCTGCTGTTAGCAAGCATGGGATCATTAGAACACCAAACCAACCAACATAGATTCTGTTGTTTGTTGATGTTACCCACTCACAGAATTCTGGCCACCCTGCTAGGAGACCGCCTGATCTGCGGGATTGAGTTGAAAGAGTTGTCATTAGTAAGACGTTAAGTAGGGCATCAGGGAAGATGCGAAACTTATTTCCAGTAATCCCTCACTACTGGATATGAAAGACGAAGTATTATACTGCCTACAGAGGTCTTGGTTGGGAGCAGTTGTGCATTGGATGGCGATCCTTTCGAGTCCATTGCTAGGTGTTGAAAACAACACCTCATGTTATTTATATTACGATATCTTTACAATTAAGTCAATGAGTATTTGTACTCAATATGAATGCTCTTCTATTTTACCCTGTATACATGCGTCATCTATACACTCTGAAAATGATATCTGCTCTCCATAATATGAGTGATACATCCTACCCCATATAACTTGGAACTCACTCTCGTTTAAATTTTTGAACAAACACTGTCCATTGAAGTAAATGTGATAGTTTTTCATTGGTTCTGTAATTTTTGTACTACTGTTTCTTTTTGCATGGGTGCTACGTCATTGAGACCATTAGCATCAAACCATGGTGCTTCTTCCCAATCAAAACCTTCACCGAATGTATTGTCAGGTGACATGACATACCAATGACATTTAGCATCAGGTATATCTACAGCACATACTGCCCAATCATCTGCCCACTGTGGTACTTGAACATACATCACAGGTAGATGATTAGCAAAAAATGAAAGTATGAGAGAGAAAAAAATCATTATCCTTCGTTTACAGCAGTTACATCCCAACCATTATTGGTTTTTTTATCCCAAATATAATTCTCTGCCTTTGCTTTTGCTTGAGAAGAATATGTAGAACGGTCAGCATAAGTATCAGTCCAACGATTATCACCTTTGTAATAAACTGTACTTACACCTATCATACTTGTTTTTTTAATATGCCAAACCATTTGTTAGAGTTTTTTAATATTTATTAAGAAACAACACGAGAGAAACCTTTGAGTTTTTCAAATCGAATCACACTATTAAACTTATCGTGTAAGTCTGCTTTGTGAGATATCACAAATACGTTCGCATCTTTAATAACAAAACGTATAATCTTTAAAAACTCTTCAGTTCCCATACCATCAAGTGAACTATCAAATACCTCATCCATAATTAAAAGATTGGTATTTACTGAGTTCTTAACTCTTGCAACTTCTCTCCAAGTGAATAGTAATGCTAAGTCAATACGCATCTTCTCACCTTCACTGAAAGAACTATATGAAAAGTTTTCGTGTATAGGTGATTCTATCGTTTCACTAAACTCCTCATCTAACTTAAAGTTGATATAGAAGTCCATCATCTGCAAGTAACGATTGACCTGCTGATTGATAAGTGGTAGATACTTTTTAATTATTTTTGTCTTAACTCCATCATCTTTCAATAGCGAATATGCGAAATCATGATACATGATATCGGTTTTCTTATCTGCTAGTTCTTTAAAAATATTTTGGAGATTTTGATTAAACTCTTTTAATTTTTCATCCTCAGTATTTCGATTTGCAAGTTGAGTGGTAAGTTTTTGAATTTCTGATTCCAGATCTCTGACTTGTCGCTGACATCCAGAAATCCGAGTATTGTTTTGAGAAATGCCATTATTGAGTTTAGTAATCTCCTTTGATAGTTTAGTAAAGAGATGCTCTCGCTCTTCTTCGTTTTTAATTGCTTTTTCTAGTTCTTGATAACCAGTTTGCAACTCTTTTGCTTTAGTTTGAGCATCATTAATTCTATTTAAACGAAACGATTCTTCTATATTTTGAGTACATGTAGGGCATGTTACATTTTCACTGAAGAACTTATGTTCCTTAGTAATCGTTGCTACTTTCTGACTCAATTGACCCTTATATTTGTTTAGAGTCTTTAACTTTTTATTCGCTCCTGTTACCTTTTCCTGTTCTTTTACCAACTCTACAACATCATTTTCTAACTTAGAATTATTAGATGTATACTCATCCTGTTCATCGAGAAGGATTGAAATTTTATCTTGTTTACCTTGTATATTTGCCTTACCACGATTCTCTAACTCTTCAATAAAATTCTTTTGCATCTCAAGTTTATCTTTTACATTCTCACGACTTAAATCCAAAACTCTTATTTCATCTTTCTGTTTTCTTATCTTATCTTTAATAATCGTATTCATCGCAGAAAAAATACGAATATCTAATAAATCCTCAATCACCTCTCTTCGATTTGACCCCGATAATTGCATAAAAGGAACAAATGCACTACTACCCAGAATTACTATCTGAGTAAAGGACTTATAATTTACTTTTAGTATATTTTCTTCTAAAATCTTTTGAGTTGCACGGTCATCTGCCTGTTTGTGCATCTTCTGACCATCAACCTCTATTTCAAAGAGATTTGGTTTCATACATCTACGAACAAGATATTGACGACCATTAATATCAAACTCTACTTCAACTTGAGTATCTTTCTCATTTGTAGCATTTACAAGTTGAGACTTATTAATTTTACGAAAAGGTTTATTAAACAAACTAAAAGTCAGGGCATCCAACACTGTGGATTTCCCTGTTCCATTTGTTCCGACTATCAAATTCGTTGCATTTTGTTGGAAATCTATTTCCGAAAACTGGTCTCCAGTTGACAGAAAATTCTTCCATCTAATTTTTTGAAACGTTATCATTCTTAGGTGGTGGAACGACTATATCGTTCGGTGTAATCACAGCGTACTTATAATTATACAGCTTACAGGTCTTTATGGCAACTGTATCTTCAATTTCTATAACATTTAAATCAGCATCCTCATCATCATTTAACATCATAGCATATCTCTCCGCATCATCCTCTTCTTCAAACATAAAGAGAACTTTTTCTCCATAGCGATTCAGAACAGCATAGGCACCATCGTCCCGTCTGTCTTTAAGTGTAAGAAGATACATTAGTCTACCTCGCAAGCTTCGGTGTATATTTGTTGTAGAATTCCTTTAATGAGAGTTTTATCTCCTTCAAACTCAGATTCATCAATATAGCGATTCAATATACCTATCGTATTCTCAGTTTCTTCAACTTCAAAGTCCGCACTTTCGGTTAAAACAAAATTTTCAATTATTTTTAAGTCTTGAATACCAGAGTTGTATAATTTATCTATAAATTTTTCAAATTGCTTTTGGTCGGTTTTCTTTTTTACAACTACTTTTACTATCTTATCTCTAAATTCTCTAGTATCAAACAACTTATAATTAGTATCTTCATAGTAAATATTGTAGAACAGTCTGTAAGGATTGTTTACGGGTTTGTGTTCAATTGTTTTTGTATCAAAGATATGAAATCCTCTTGTATCTAAAACATCGTTCCAGAACATCTCATAAGGGTTTCCAAGATAGTATATCTTTCCATTATCAGAACGAGTATGATAGTGTCCTGAGTAAACACGATAGAATTTATCAAATATCTTTGTATCCATTCCATGTTCCATCATATGACCACGAGTGGCAACAAAACCATTTAACTCAAGATGACCCATAATGACATCAGCAGATGTGGTATCCATCATTTCAAGAGTTTGTAATTTATTTTCCTCATTAATCCAAGGAAGCATTAAGATATCTAATCCACCAAGATTTATAGTTGTTGGTTCTGAATAGACTTCAACGTTATCATATTCTTTTAATAAAAGTTCTACTGTATTAACTTCATTTGTATCTTTATAGTATGCAGTGTGATTACCAACGATTGTATGGACAGTAATACCCATTGCTTGTAATCTGTCATAATAATTTTTCTTTGACCACTCAAGCGTTGCTAAGTCAATATTACGTCGATTATCAAAAGTATCACCCATATCTACAACAGTATCAATCTTATTTTTCTCTAAGTATGGAAAAAAAATGTTATCGTAAAACTTTTTAAAATATTTGTGTATGTAATCGGCACCTTTTCTTGCACCAAAGTGCTGATCTGTAATAATTGCTAACTTCATTTTTTCTTCTTCTGTGGTTTTTGTGGGTAATATTGGAAACCTTCGGTTTGCTCACGCAAATCAGATATTCTAAATGTTATCATCTTATCCCAAGGTGTGCCATCTTGATCCATCAGAACAGCAGCCTTTTTACCCTGTATTCTTTGAACACATCCAACATATCCTCGATAGATTGAGTTTTCATCTATCACCTTAACTGTAGAACCTGGTAAAATCATCTGTTACTTGACTTATATTGAATATTATCTTTAATTGTATTATAATCAGAACTACTACCTGCCATTGCACTATCATCTACAGTCATTACTTCTTCAAATCCAGTCTTCTCAATTATCTTTGTCTTTATCTCTAACTGCTTCTTTTCTTTTTGTATTCTTCTTAGAAAGGCATAATGGATTATCTGTGTAAAATATGCAAAAGGATTTCTTGACTTTTCTGGATCAAAGTTATGAATGTATTGAACACAGTTTTCAATACCATCAGATATCATATCGTCACGAAACATGTAGTTAACGAAGTTTGGTTTATATGACAAGTGTGTTGCTATTTTTAAAAAACAAGAACCTAAGTAATTTGTGATGCGTGGTTTCGGTAAATCATTCTCTGCTGCTTCTTTGACCTCTGCACGATAAACAATTAATGCCTCTAAGAGTTCACGATTATTTACATAATGCTCCGATTTTTTCTTTGCCATATACCTGACTTAATATAATGATATTATAACATAATTTATGAGACTTGACAACTCACTGAATTTTATGTACAATAACCTTTGTAGAGGTTCAAGGGTTGTTAGGCTTATCTATATTATTCTTGAATATCTCTTCTAACTTTAGACGAGCATCGTCAACTGTATCTAATAATCCCATCTTATCACTAAGAGAAACTTTACCATCTACTTCAATATCAATATCATCTTCATTTAAATATCTTGTATAGAAATCAATCATTTTTTTATCATTTACTTCTGACATAGTAATAATCTTATCATATTTAATTAAAAATAAATCTTGATCTGGTAATTCTAACCAAGGTTTAACTTTAACATATGTACCATGAGGTCCTGAAAGCATTTTCATAATGACAGGATTTGAAAGCATAATAATAGAGTCTCCATCATTTTCATCAACAGAGACAAGTGAGAAGATTTCCTCTCCTGTAATAAGTTTTAGGACTGCGTGAAATTCTTCTCCCATTAGTTTTTCAAAGGTATTTTGACTATATCATAATTAAAATTTTCTTCGTTATAAACCTTAATTCTTTCAATCAAATGATTTAAAGTATAGTTTCTTCTTGATTTATAACTGATATCATCAGCGATATCATAGAGAGTTGCTTTTGTTTTGTTGTTTCCTTTTCTTAGGACTCTACCGATTGATTGGAGATTTCTGATTCTGGATTTCGATGGTGAGGCAAAGATGACATTATGAAGGTTTTTAATGTTAATTCCAGTTGAGAAGGTGCCGTAAGAGGCAATAATGATAGCATTGTTCTCCATTTCGGTAATTGACCGAACTTCTTCTCGGTCTTCAGTCGCAACACCACCATGTACAAAAAATACTTGACGTTGTTCGAGACTATTATTATTTAGGATAAGGTTGTATAAAGGTTCTCCATGACCTTCTACTCTAGCAAATAGAATTAATGTATTACCTTTGAGATCAAGAGCAAGATTTTTGATAAAGTTGTTTCGTTTTTGATGAGTAATAATATACTGAATCTCATCTTCAAAAGTTTCAAATTTATTTGGTGAGTGCTTTAATAATAACACATTTATATCTAATGTGGCAACGTGACCTTTTTTCATCAATTCATCTGTCTTAATAATTTTATATGAAGGTCCGAATAATCCCTCTAATACCCACTTATGTGTCTGTGTTCCATCAAGAGTTCCTGTAAAACCAAAACGATATTTGGCATTATCAAGTTTTGACATTATAGATATTAATGACTTTGATTTAAATTGATGTGCTTCGTCTCCAATTACACATCCAAAACGATTGAAGTACTTACGAGGAAGTTTGTAGATCGATTGCCAAGTTGTAATAATTACCTGAGAGTCTGTTTCTCTTTCTTTACCAGCATATATCTTGTGGCAGAATGAACCAACATCCCAACCATAATCCTCAAAATCTTTATACATCTGTTCTACTAAAGATGTCGTCGGTACTACTATCAGAATACTTAATTTTCTTTCAACGTAATATCTCACAATCCCATATATCATCAGCGACTTTCCTGAAGCAGTTGGAGATATCAATAACCTACGATTGTATTTTAAAGCGTCGTGTACTCCCTGTATCTGATAATCTCTAGGTTTATATTTACTTACAGCATTCATATAATCTTTCACACCCTCTTCTGAGATACCATCATTTACTTCAAATGGTAAACCATAGAACTTGCTTGCAACAAATTCATAAGTGTATTCGTGATCTTTACAAAATTGTACGACCTTATCTAAAAGTCCAACGTATATTTGATTGTTCTGAATATTAAATAACCTTATCTTTCCGTCCCAATACTTATTCTTATAAGTTGGCATAAATTTTGCACCTGGTACTTCAAAGGTGAAATAGTCTGCTAACTCATAATATACATGCATATCAGATTCAATCTGAAGATGCACTTCATTCTTTTTTGATATTATCAAATGCGACATAACATCGATCAATATCAATTATTTAGTCGTGTTTTATGAACCCCTTCTTGTATTACTGACTTTTTTATTTAACTTTTTATTTGCAGTATTCATCGATGTCGCTTTTTGACGAATTCCGTGTATCGCTTTTGCTGCAAGAGCAGCACCAGCACCTAATCCTCCCATCACATTCACCATATCTTTATCCATTTCCATTAGCTTGTCGCCACCTGGAACTTTTTCAGCAAATGCTTTGTGGGATGATTGTTTTGCAATTTCTACCCATGCAGCATGGTCTTTTGCATCCATGTATACTAATTTTACACCTGCAGCTTTATAAGCATCTTCAAACTTTTTGTCTAAGTTTTCTACTTGAGCTGTCATGTATTTCTCAGCAACTTTACCAGCTTTCATTAAAGCTTTTTGTTGTTTAGAATTTAATGCATCAAAAGATTTTTTAGACATTAGAATTGGCTCAT